AACCGTTGCTATGGCAGATCATCAAACTAAAGTTACAAATGAAAATAAAATGAGAGCAGCAGATGCTCTTGCGTCAACTAAAGCAGCAGAAGCACATGCAAAAACAAATGCAGATGCAGGTCAAAACGTTAGCATTAGAGTTGCAGAAATGGCTGGTATTTACGCAAATACTATGCAAGCATTAATATTAACGAATGCAAAACAATCAGAAGCAACTAAAAAACTTGAAAAAATAGATCCAGAAATAAACAAAGATCCTTTAGTAGTTGATAATGTAAGTTTAATTGGTAAAGAAAAACAAAAAGAATCAACTGCAAAAGCAGCAGCAGATGCAGTAACTGCAACAAAACAATCAGATGCAATTAAAAAACTTAATAGAATAGATCCAGCAATAAATAAAAATCCTTTAGTATTTGATTATGTAAGTATGCTTGCTGGAGTTAAAAACAACGAAGCAAAAGCACAAGCAGCAGCAGATGCAGTAACTGCAGACAAACAAAAAGCAGCACTTACAAAAGTTACCAAAATGGATATACCTGCTCCAGCATTTGATATTGCAGGCGCAATGGGTAGAAGTAAACAAGCAGATGTAAAAGCAGCAGCAGATGCTGCAGCAGCACAAAAAGCAGCACAAGCAGCGGCTGCTGCAAAAGCAGGAAAAGCACAAACAGCAGTTGATGCACAATCACTTCGTGGTATAGAGGCGAATGCAGCAGCAGCAGCAGCAAAACAAGCAGCAGCAATAAAGGCAGCACAAGCCCCATATCAAAAAGCACTTGCACATTTAAATATTAACTCTCCATTAGTTTTAGCAGCAGCAAATGCTGAAAGAGATTATAAAATTAAATATGGAAATATGGGTGGAATGGTTCCCAAATACATGGCATCTGGTGGATTTGCTAGGGGTACTGATACAGTTCCTGCAATGCTTACTCCTGGAGAGTTTATAGTAAATAGAAAAGCAACTCAAAGATTTGGCCCACTACTTAGCGCTATAAATTCACCAACTTTTAAATCGCCTGATTCAATGTCTTCTTCTATTAGAAATTCTAATGGATCAAAAACAGCAGTAAATAATTCCAAAACCCTGTATAATTATAACCTTAGCGTTAATGTGAGTAATAGTGGTGCAAATCCAAATGATATTGCACGTACCGTTATTAATCAAATTAAACAAGTTGATAATCAAAGAATTAGGAGTTTCTAATGGCTACCGCAGCATATATGAGTGGAAGAAAGCGTTATGCAAGACCACAAGGAATTTTATGGTCAGAAAATCCAGGAACTTTAGAAAATGGAATGTACGTACCAGAAGGATTTGAAATAGGAGCATATACTACAGAGACTACTAATCTTAACAAATTTTTAATCTTATCTGATCATAATCGCAGTCCACTTCAATTTAAAACAGAAAGAATTGAACAAAGGCAAAGAATGATTAATGGAAATATGAGGTCTTTTCATATTGCTGATAAAAATACTTTAAGTGTGGGTTGGAATAATCTACCATCAAGATCTTATTTTTCTATACCAAACTGGGCCACTACTGGAGCCACTACTGGAGTAACCACACAATCCCCTGAATACACTGCTGACGGGGGTGCAGGCGGAGTAGAAATGCTAGACTGGTATGAAAACCACACGGGACCATTTTGGATGTTCCTAGCCTATGACAAGTTTAATAACTATGTACAAGATGGAACCTCAGCACCATACACACATTTAGAACAGTATAATCAAATTGTTCAGGTTTACGTTTCTGATTTTTCATATACGGTATCTAAGCGTGGACAAAGCAATCATGATCTTTGGGATATTACGGTATCGCTGGAAGAGGTTTAAATGTTTGTAAATACAACATTAAAAAACCATATAGAAACTTCTTCAACAATTGAAACTCGTGCAACAATATTAGCAGAGTGGAATATGAATGTTCCAGACAATATTTTTAAATTAGGAAATTATAGAAATCGAGATAACAAAAAAGCGCCCCTTTCATTTGATGCAAACGATGTTGGCAATTGTTACACGGGAGCAACAGATGCAGATATTGTAGTTGACAATGGCTATGATAACCAAGAACTTCCATCATTATTTTCTAAGGATAAAGAAAAACATAATATGCTTTATTCGTTAGAAGACTGTGTTAAACCTTTTCGTCCAAGATCTGGAATTAATAAAGCCCTTTATATTCCAGGAAGACATCTTCATAATTTTAATACTAATTTGATTGAAAATCAACAACTTGTTGATAATTCAATTAGTACTATTAGTTCTTTTGCACAAAGACCAAGATATTATATGCCAGCAAGAGATGATCAATTTAAATATTGGACGTCTTATAGAACAGAGAATGGGACAGACACTAATTCACCAGAACGGGGTATATCAAAAAATTCTACAACTAACCAATATCCAATTGAAGACGTTGGACCATTTGTAGTATATAAAGAAAATGTTCCCGCTAATAGACTTATAGTTAAAATGCAAACTCATGTTGGAACTAAAAATTTAGGCCCTTTTAATACTTCTACAACTGCTATTGCAGATCCACTTTATGGAAACTCCAATAAACAAGTTCCTATTAATTGGAAAATAGAATACTTATCTGGAAATTCATGGGTACCAGCAAAAACTTTTAATGCTAATTCACTAAGAGATGACGCAACTCCAATAATTAATGAAGATGGATATGTAGAGTTATCCTATGGATTAATTGTCCCAATTGAGCATAAAAATAGATTTATTCATGTTGAAAAGATATCCTCTACAACATTGTTGCCAAACAAATCAATTGATGGCTATGCCTATTTAGTTGTAGGATCAGCAACAGATAAAGGAGTTTACCATATTTGGAACAATACAACAAAAGTTTATCAAACGTTTATTCCTGAGTATGGTTGGAAATTAACAAATTCAGACTTGACTAAAGAAACAAATTTTGTTACTGATTTTACATCACCAGAATATTTTATTAAAGATAACATTACTACATACCGTGAATTTCAATATGTTAGAGGAATTAGAATTGTTGCAGAGACAATGAATAAATTTGCCTCAACATTTGATTTAATTGAGATGTCACCAAGACTAATTGCAAACATATCAAATAAAACTATTAACTATAAAGTAACTAAACAGTTGTCTGATCTTGGATCAACTTCTTTGCCAGTTGGACAACTTCTAGCCTCAACTGGAAATATTTCAATATTTGACGATGACCAAGCATTTAATGAAAATAATACAAATAGTATTATTTCTAAATATGTTACAAAAAATATTAAATTTAATTTTTATGAAACATTTTTAAATGTATCTGGAAATGATTACAGCGTTCCAATTAAAACTTTATATTCAGAAGGTTTTCCACAAGCAGATATAACTGGTGGAACTATATCTTTAGAGTTAAGAGATTTTTATTTTTATTTTGAATCAATGCTTGCCCCAAAACTTTTTCTTACAAACATATCAGTAAGTTATGCAATATCAATTTTGCTAGATGCTATTGGGTTTAGTAATTATGTTTATAAAAGAATAGAAGGAGAAATTGATCCAATAATTCCATATTTTTTTGTGGGACCAGATCAAAGTGTTGCAGAAGTATTAAATAGTTTAGCAGTTTCAACACAAACAGCAATGTTCTTTGATGAATATAATAATTTTATTGCAATGAGCAAAAATTATTTAATACCAGAAGCATCAAAGAGGTCAATAGATACAACATTAATTGGATCAAAAACAAATGATGTTTTAGTAGAGATAGATTTAACCTCAGAAGATGCAGGGGCATATAGCAATACTGCAGAAGAGTTTTTTGATGGCGGACTTTATAGCACTGAATATTGGGAAGATGAACTTGGTGGAAATAGTCCATCTCTTGTAGAAAATTCTGTAAAAATAATTAAAAATAAATTAATTGCTGGCAAAAAACTTCCCAATATTATTTCAATTGCTTCTCAAGATAAAAAAATTTATAATGATGGAAAAATTAATTATACATCAAGATACATTGATAAAACATATTCAGCAATAGGTGAAGAAACGGTATCAAGCGCAGAGAATAAATTTTGGGTATATAAACCATCGCTTCTATGGGAAATATCTAACTATGAAGAACTAAAAGGGTCAAGTCAAAAATCAAGCGGATTTACATTGTCAGCAATTGCATTAAATTCAAAACTTGAAGGAGTAGCCCCAACTGTAGTTGCTAATCAACTAATAAATAACATTATTGATTTTGGAGAAAGTATTTATTTAATTTCAAGAAATCAAGGATATTTTTATGCTAATGGTGAAGTTATTAAATATGATGCAGTTCAATATTTTGTTGAGGGAATTGGAAACGTATGGATAAGTAGTGATTCTGAATACAAAAATTATTTAAATAAATTAAAATATAATGGCAAAATATATCCAAATGGAAAAGTTAGAATATACTCAGAGCCTTATTATGAAACGGTATCTGGAGTGACAAGAATGAAGAATGGTGCCGTAGCACAACATGGAAGGGCTCAGTTTGGAACGGCTATTGTTTCTCACAAAGCAGCATTAGATGACTATTGGTTCGATCCTAGTAATCGTAAAGGTTGTTTAATGGACTCTAAATATTTATTTGGAAACACTACTTTTAGTGGAACTACAGTTGCTGGCTCTGCTGGTATTTCAAATACTATTGCTAGTTCAGCATTTGTTAATGGTGTAATTAAAAGATTTTTATCAGAGCATCCTTTTACAGAAACAGAAAGATCATCTATAAAATCCATAGACCCTGCTAAAAATAAAGGATTAGTCCAGTCATCAGCACTTGTTTTTAAAGGTAAAGAGTTTATTACAACAGATCCAAAACCAATAGATCACATATCATATGTTTATAAAACACTAGACAAAGCAGTGTTTAAACACTTTGGAGCCAGAATGCGTATTATTGGTGACATAGGAGGAGAATTAAAAACACAAAGTGGTAATGTAATTTCTACCGCAGTCCCACTTTCTGGAATGAAATACTATACAAATAATTCACCATCGCCAGAACAAAGTGTTGTTATATCTGGAAACTCTGGAGGACTTGCAATTCTTCTTAATTCAGAAACTAATAATGGATATTATTTTGAGGTTATCGCATTAGACGGCGCCACAAAAGACACTTCAAATATTATATTTTATAAAATTGAACAAGGCACTGGAGAAGCAAATGCCATTCCAACATTATTGTTTAATGCATTCAATGAACAGATCCAGTATGACTCTGGAGATTTTGTCGGGATATCAAGAAAATATGCTGAACAATACACAACAGTTTATGATTTAGCAGTAGAGTATGAAGACCTAGCAAATAAAAATACAAGAAGATTTTATCTATATATAAATAATGTTTTAATTGGTCAAGTTGATGACACTTCACCACTTCCAGCATATCCAAATACTGCTTTATTTATTAGAGGATCTTCTAAGTGTATGTTTGAAAATTTTTATGCTCTAACTAACAACTATTCACAAGATGCTGGTTTTATTGTAAGTGATCAAGTTGGAAAAGTATTTGCAAAAACAGATATTAATGTTGATCAATCATTAAGAAGATATGCAATGAGTGGAATTTTACAAGAATCATACTTAACGGGAATAAGTAGTTTGACTCCTCCAACCTATAGTATTTATTTTGAAGAATTTGGAACTATAATGAGAGAGTGTGCATACATTAATGCAAGGTTTGACAATGCATATCCAGCACTATATGCAAAAATAGTAAATGCTCCAGACAAAGTAAAAGAATATACAATCTCTGGATTTGAGGCAAATGCATATGGAGCAGAGTTTTTAATATTTAATGCAACAGATACTTTATTAGACGTAAGCACAACTACTTCAAACTTTTTAAAAATTCAAGGTATTGCATTTACAAGTGATAGCAGCAATGAACTTACCGTAGATGATTACTTTAAAAAGAAATCAAGTTTTTCAGACCCTGAATTTATTGGCGATGTTATAGTCTATTCTCCAAACATAGAAAAAGAAAAATATAATAATGTTAAATTAAGCAGAATGAATTATGGGAAAAGCGCTTTTTCTATAGAAGCAGAATACATACAAACCACAGAAGATGCAGAAAATTTAATGGGATGGTTAGTAGATAAATTAATGGTTCCAAAAAAAGCAATTGGACTAGAAATTTTTGCAAACCCCACAATTCAACTTGGTGATATTGTTTCAATTGATTATAAGAATAATAATGGATTAGATCTTGTTACATCTTCTAGTTCACGTTTTGTTATTTATAACATAGAATATTCAAGAGGACTAGATGGACCAAAAATGACTATATATTTGAGTGAGGTGTAATATGGGTACTTGGGAAGAAGAATGGCTAGACATGACCAAAGATATGCAAGGAAGTGTTATAGACTACACCAAGCCTGGAGCAATTGGGGATTTAAGTTATTTAAATTTTAATACACGTGACCTAATTGACGATATGACTCCTAGAAGTGCTGTAGAAGCCGATGCTCAAGGTATAAAGACTGTCGAACCTACGCCAGACACACCTTCTAAACCAAGTAGTAGTGGTGGTGGAACTGGAGGAGAAGTATATTTAGTAGCGGGATCAGGATCAACATCATCAAAACCTTCAGTTAAAATTGCAACACCTCAATATGTTAATTTTCAAGACGATAGAAATCTAGAAAGCGCAGATTTTTTAAAAATGTTATATTTTGAACAAATTAATGGTGCAATGCTTTTGTCACTTACAAACAATGCAAATTTAAATACCGAAAGTATAAATTATCAACCAATTGTTAATATGGCAGAAATACAACAAGCCTTAGACCCCAAAGGCATCTTGGCTCTTCAAAACACATCTGACAAATATTTTTTAAATTTTCCTATAAAATTAGAAACAAAAATTCCAAATTACGGAAATGGGCCTGCTGGAACAAATGTTTATATTGATTTTTCAACTGGAAACTTAGTTATAGAAAACATAAATATAAATCCAGGAGAAAAGATTGAAATTGAAACGCTGCAAAATGGTACAATATATGAAACAGATCTTGGAGTTGATACGGAATGATAACAAATAAAGGAAAAGAAATTATAGCAAAATACTTGCTTGGAACAACTCCTGCTTATGCATCATATATGGCTTTTGGTTGTGGACAAAAACCATTGGCAACTGGTGCTGCATCTGTAGATTATTCAGAAAAAGAACTATTAAATTTTGAAATGTTCAGGGTTCCAATTTCTTCAAGAGGGTATGTAAAAGAAGAGGGTGTTAACAAGATAGTATTTACTGCAGAACTTCCAACACAAGAAAGATATGAAATTACAGAAATAGGTATTTATTCTGCAGGAGGAAATCCATCCGCTTCAGGATTTGATAGTAGAAGTTTATTGTTATTTACAGAAGAAGAGCAATGGCAATACCTTGATACTACACTAAAAATAATTCCATCAATAACTTCAGCACTTGATGAAAGTGATGATAACATTATTACAACAGCAAACAGTGTGTTTCAAGCAGCAGCGGACAATAGAATTTTTTATAAAACAAATAGAAACACAAAAAATGAAAGATGTAGATTTTTAAATAATATGCTTTTAGTAAAAGGAAATTATAGTGCTATTAAAGATATTACTAATGTAACATCAAGTTTATCTGGAAAAAATTATATAGCAAAAACTGGACTCAATATTAATTTATCTCAAAATTCATTATCAGATAAAATTAAAATTGCATTTTCTCTTGTAAACAAAGACGCAAGCACTTATACAAAACCAGGTAGTTTAAAAATTATTTTAGAGTTTATTAATAATAGTAATAATGATACTAAATATGCAAGATGTTTAATTGATTTAGTTGATGGAGCAGGTGGAATTGATTTTGATACTAACAGATATTTTGTAGTTGAAAAAACATTACAAGATTTTGTGCAACAAGAAGGATTTTCTTGGGAATCTGTTACTTCTGTTAAATTGTACTCATGTGTTGTAACTTCATCAGCCGTAGTAGAGACACACTATATTGCTTTTGATGCAATTAGGTTTGACAATGTAAGTACTGTTAATCCTCTATATGGATTAGTTGGATACTCTGTTATTAAAAATGCTAATGCAGAGCCAATTGAAAAATCTCCAAACACAAACAATTATGTTGAATTTAGAATGTCTTTAGATATTGGTAACGTTGTATAATGGCAGTAGATAAAAACATTACAAAATCTTTATTATTAAAAAAAGATTTACCGCCAGTCACTAGCGCTAATCAACACGTTGTAAGGTATAGAGTTATTTCTGAAAACCTTAACAAAGTTTCCGCATGGTCTTCAATTTATTATGTTGATTCTTATCCTATTCCATCAACTGCTACATCCATTACTAACTTAGCAATTGCTTCTGGTACTGTAACCGTTACCACAGCATCTGCACACGGTATTAGTGTTGGAGAGACTGTTACTTTTTCTAGCACAATATCTCCGTTTGCTGCAGTTACTGGGGCGCAAATAGTCCTAACTGTTCCAACAATAAACACTTTTACAGTTCTTATTGGTTCAAGCACAGTTTCATCTGCTGCTACAACCGGTATTGTTACATCCATTATTGTAAATAAAGTTAACATAGTAAGTGGTGGAGGCTCCTGGTCTGTTACTTGGAAAGATACTGATTTTAGAGAAAAATATGATATTTTTGTTAAGTTTGACAATGCAGCATCTTATTCGTATCACGGAACCGCAAGTGTAGGAAATGCAATTACCAAGGTGACTACATATACATTTCCAAATACTGGAACAACAAATGTTAGAGTAACGATTCAGCCTGAAGGAATTTTAAAAACACAAAACAATTCATTAAAACTTTTTGAGTCTGTTTTGACAACGGTAGCATAAGTTAAATGATATAATGGAGGAATAATGGCAAAACTAACAGTACCACAAAGAGGGCAACCCTTAGATGTTTCTTATATGTATTCTTTGGTTGAAACGGTTAATCAACTAAGCGAGATTGTTGGAAGTAATCAAAGTATTACAGAAATTAAAGGAAGTAGCGGAGTTCCCAAAACAGTAGCAACTGGAAGGGCAGTTATTTATGGTGTTACAAAAAGTGTTGCAACTTCTAAAAACATTATTTCTACTGATAACGAAGTAACTTTTAACGTTGATTACAATTTTAATTCTCCACCAATTGTAGTAGCAACCCCTTGGAATGCGGGAAATACAGATGCTGGAAAAAATGTTTCAGTTGTTATTACTCAAGTTTCAAGCACTAATGCTTCATTTCTTGTCAGATTTAATACTAACGGATTGGCAACTGTTGACGTAAATGTTCTTGCCATCGGAATTCCGACTAAGTGAAATGTATAAGATGCGGTGGTATTGTTTTTGTTGATAGGCAGTACAGCACAAAAGAACATATTGAAGTTTACTGTGTAATTTGTGGTAAAAGAAAATTTTACCATCCACCAGACAGCAGCAAAGAGGGATCATGGATTCTACAACAGGAAATATTGAGGGCCAAAACTACAATCAGTCCGCTATAGTTTCAGGCAATAAAACTATTTGGTTTTTAAATAATGATTTAGTCAAGGTGCATCATAGAAACAGATCAGATGGAATTGTTGCGCTTTACAATATAAATAAAGATAGGATTGAAACTTGTTTTATTGCGGAATTTAAAAAGAAAAGAGAAAAGGCATATACTATTGGAGAAACTGCTATACTTATTAACAGACATAAAAAGTATATTCCTACTCTTATTAAACGTGGAACAATTCCAGCACCAATAGGATCTAGCATAGGTGGAAAGCGTGGCTGGCAGATAAGATGTTATTATTCAGAAAGTCACATAAGGGAAATAAGGGACATATTGGCATCAATTCACATTGGTCAACCAAGAAAAGATGGCCTTGTAACGAACAACATGACTCCTACTAAACAAGAGTTGACTAGGAGAATGGGCGATGGTATACTTACATATACGAGAACTGAAGATGGACGCTTCATTCCAATCTGGTCTGAATCTATCTAACTACTGAATGGATGTAAAATGGAAAACGATAACACTAAGGTTTCTGTAACTTTAGGCTATACACTTAATCTTGGAAACTTCCAATCATTAAGACTTGATCTTGG